TCCTCTGTGATCTGACGATATCGCTTGTTCAGTTTGACGAACGTCTCGCGGTGCTCGACCACGCCCAGCGCCGGGTCGCCCCGGAGGTGGAAGGCGATCTCCTTGCGCCACATATGCTTGTTGCCGATCAGCACCGGCTCCCAGCCTGGGGCGCTCGGCATGTAGTCGAGGTGGCGCCAGTGCTTGGCGACCTCGTGCAGGCGGCGGCGGTGCGCGGCGCTGTTGCGGATGATCTTCTGCGCCCACGGGACCGGCTTGCGGATCGTCCGTGGGACGTAGATCACCAGCCGGTCGGTCTTCAGCCGGGGGCGCATCAGGCCGCCGAGCCGGACTTGGCCGGGCGGGCGCGGCACCTCGTGGATGGAGGCGACCGTCGAGAGCAGCGCCAGCATCGACACGGTCAGCCGGGTCCAGCCGCGCAGCTCGCGCATGAGCTTCGCCGCGCCCTTCTCGTTGAAGAGCTTCATGAAGCTCGGGTCCATCGTCGGCCACGCGCGCCCGGCGAGCAGTTCGAGGTCTTCGGTCTGCGAGCCGTAGCCCCAGACCAGCCCGTTCCAGCCCGCTCGGCCGACATGGCTCTCGTGCGGGCCGGTGAGGCTGATGCAGTAGCTCAGCGGCCACGCGACGATCAGGCCCTCGCGTGATCCGAACTCGTCGGGATCGCCATCCTCGATGCACCACGTCTGGATCATCCCGTCGTCCCTGGTGGCGATCAGCATGCCGCATCGCGCCGTGTCCGGACGATCCGCGACCGGCTCCTCGAAGGTCCCGTACTTCAACCGCTGCTGGGTCAGGGTCCGCGAGCTGAACTCGATCCACACCGCAGGCGCGGGCATCTCGATGGCGTCGAGCTGATGCAGGACGTTGCGCGGCCAGCTCTCCGAGACATCGACCGCCAGCTTCAGCGCGTCGTCGTCCATGACGTAGCGCTTGGCTTCGAGCACGAGGCGGCGGACGTGCGAGTTGTCGGGCACATGCTGCCCAAGCTCGCGCGCCAGCCAGACCTCGCCGTCGTTCTTCGGGTCGCGGAAGCGCTCGGCCAGCGTCTCGTCGGCGAAGCGGAGCTTCGGGCCGCGCGTGCGGGGCCGGTAGGCCAGCCCCGCCTCGTTGGTGAAGCGGAACTCGCGAGCCATCAGGCCACCTCCTTCCGCAGCTTGGCGAGGTCGAGGAGGTACTCCTCGACGGCGTCGGCCATCTCGCTCGGGTAGTGGCACCCGTGGGAGCCCTCGCAGGGATCGCGCCTCTGCCCGCCGTCGCCGTCGCCGTAGACCTCCTTCGGCCCGTAGACCCACCAGACGCTGCCGCCTGCCATCCGCTCTAGCTCGATGGTGATCCCCGCCTTGGCGGCGTCGCGCCGGGCCTTGGCGACGCGGTTCCGCTCGTCGCGGACCTTCTGCTCGGCGACCCACTTCCGGGTGGCGGCGAGCCGCAGCTCCTCCGCGCGCACCTTCGCCAGGGCGGCGTCGGCCGCGATCTTGGCCTTGGCCAGGGCGGCCTCTGCTGCTGCCACGGTCTTCAGTGGAAGGAGCTTCGGCGGGGCCTTCGGCTTGACGCCGGGCACCCGTGGCACGGTCGGCAGCACGTTCTTCTTGCTGATCACGTACACGGACTGGATGGAGGCCCGGCGCTTCTTGATCTCGCCGAGCGGCACCACGCCCTTGGTCTGGTTGCAGACCCCGCGCCGTCCCTGGATGGTGATGTAGTGGTGCCCGGCGGCGATCAGGTAGACCTTCGCCCCACGGGTCTTCAGGTTGTTCACCTTCAGCCACGCGGCCAGGGACTGCTCCAGCGGGCCGGACACCTGAAGCGCTCGATACCCGAGCTTGCCCAAGGCGCGGACCATCTGGCCCTCGTAGACGCCCTTGATGGACGCCTTGCCGGTGACCTCGCGCAGCACCTGGGCCGCTTTGGCGGTGTCGATGCGGCAGATGGCGCTGAGCGCCGCCGGGCCGCAGTAGCGGTTGTGCCCGGTCTTCGGGCGGATGATGGGACCTATGTTCATGGCTCCTCCGGGGCCTTCGTCGCGACCACTCCGGCCGCGCCTCTCTATCCATATATAGGTATCGCGACCCGACATTTCAAGGGCCTGTTGATATCAGCTCGCGCCGGGCTCTCGCGCGCGGGGCGGTGTTAGGGTAGAGGAGCCGCGATGAGCAACGGGACGACCCCGACCGTCGTCGTGCAGCCGTGCTGGGTGGACAGCAACGGCAACATCAAGGTGAACGGGCGCAGCGCGATCACGCTCGTGCTGACGTGGCAGGACACCAGCGGCAACCTCATCGACGTGTCGGCCAACCTCTACACGTTCGAGGTCGAGGCGGTGCTGAAGACCAGCCTGACGCCGGTCGCCGGCACCCCCAGCCAGCAGCAGCTCTTCCTCGACCAGGACGAGGTGGCGCTGATCGGCGTGTCGCCCAATCCGAAGTTCGGCCCGCCGTTCGTGGTCCGCGACGAGACCAATGGCGACGACGACGGCGTGGTGATCTGGGAGGGCATGATCATCGTGCGCGGCTTCACGCTCGAGCCGCCAACCGTCATGCTCGCGGAGCCGGCGCGTGTCTGACATCACCGTCACCCCGAGCCCGTCGCAGCGGATCATCATCACGCCGAGCGGCGAGACGGGTCCGGCGGGCGCCGACGCCGCGCAGGAGATCGTCGGCATCCGCGAGGGCAACCCGCCGGTCCTGGCGATCCTGTTCTGGTACGAGTTCGGCTCGCTCGGCGGCACGCTCGACACGGTCAACTGCCGGATGCGGGTCGGCGTCGCGCCGCTGCACGACTACCCCTGCAACGTCAGCTCGAACGGTCAGGCGCTCGGGACCTGGGACGTGCCGGCGGGCCAGATCAATGGCGTGCTGACCATCAGCCAAGTAGACTTCGAGGCGGGTGACGACCTACAGGTGACGGGACCGGCCGTGCAGGACCCCAACGTGAGCGACACGCTGATCATCATGGCGCTGGAGAGCTGATCCCATGCCCAGTCTCAAAGAGCTTGAAGACAACCTCGCCGAACTGGAAGGGCCGCACCAGGAGGCGGCCAACGCTGCGGCCGACCTCGCCACCATCGAGTCGCTGATCGCCACCACGCCGCACGCGGGCGCGCGGAAGGTGATGGAGGCCGATCTGCCCGCAGCCAAGAAGCGGGTCGCCGACGCCAACGCAGCGCTGGCGCACAAGAGCGTCGCCACCCAGGCCGAGATCGACGCGGCGGCGCAGGCGGTGATCGACGCCCGCCCGGAGGAGGCAAGCTGATGGAAGTTCTGCGCGGCGCAGACGCGCTCCACGCGGCCGACGCCCTCGGGGCCAGGATCATCCGTGCTCCAGCTTCGGTATTAGACCGACTGCAAGCTCGGGGCGAGTTCGAGATGTGGTGCCACGACGCCGAAGGGCGGCTGAAGTGGTACGAGAAGTTCCCGAACACCGTGGTCACGGTCGGCAAGAACCTGATCCTCGACCAGTCGCTGGCGGGTGCGGGCTACAGCGCCACCGAGTACCTGGGGCTGGTCAGCTCGGTCGGCTGGTCGGCGATCTCGGCGGCCGACACCATGACCAGCCACGCGGGCTGGACCGAGGCGGGGACCACCAATGCGCCCGCCTACTCCGGCAACCGGGGCAACTGCGCCTGGAGCGTGGCCTCCGGCGGCATCAAGGCGTTCTCGGCCAACCCGAGCTTCTCGATGACCGGGGCGGGCACCGTGAAGGGCGCGTTCATGGTCGGCGGCGCTGGCGCGACCAACGGCGTGATGAACACCGCCGGGACGCTGATCAGCTCGGGCCTGTTCGTCTCCGGCGACCGTGCGGTGCTCTCGGGCGACACGGTCTCGGTCAGCTACTCGATGAGCATCTGATGGAGTGGATGGCGCACTGCGGCTGTCGCCTGGAGATCAGGCCGGAGGACGGCGAGCCCATCGCCTTCAACCAGCGCTGCGAGCGGCACCAGACCGCCAAGCCGGAGGACGTGTCGGGCGAGAACCGGGCGATGTCGCTGGCCAGGAAGGCGCTGGAGGATAGCGGCGTCGATCCCGAGACGATCACCACCGAAGTCGATCCGGCGACCGGGAACGGCTTGGCGCACGGCCCGAACGGCGAGACCGCCGAAGCGCCGAAGGTCACCTTGCAGGGCTACCTCGACGCCCATCCGCAGGCTGCGGAGCGTTTCGTCCAGAAGGGCTAGGCCGTGGGCTACACCCTGCTCGGCGCTGCCAACCAGACCTTCCAGAGCAGCACCCCTGGCGACTTCCACGCCTTCCAGGGGCAGGGGCACACCCTCGGCTTCACGGGCTACCAGCAGCCGACCGAAGCGCTGGTCGCGAGCCCGATGCTCTACGCGGCGCAGACGTTCGGTCTCTCGATCTACAGCCAGAACGACGTGGTGCAGCTCCGCAAGAACGGGGCGAATGCCAACCAGATCGCTAACTCCAGCGGCCTGCCCGCGCCGCAGCAGGACAGCTTCGCGCAGGGCGACCTGATCGCGCTGAACTGGGTCTCGGGGGCCAACATCTGGCGCGCGCAGATGATCGTCTCGTGGACCGGCGCGGGCTCGCACGGCGCGGTCTACGGGGTGCCGAGCGACGGCACCGCCTATGCGACCGGCACCCGGTACTTCCCCTTCGCGGGCGGGCAGATCGGCTCGGTCATCGCCAGCACCTTCACCGGGGCGGCGCAGGGCCAGAAGCTCGGCCAGGGCGGCTCGGTCAGCCGCCTCGGCTGCACCGTCCAGAGCAATACGACGACGGCGCAGTCCGGCCTGAACGTCATCCGAACCTCCGGCGCGAGCATCTCGGCGCTGTTCGGGCTCGCCATCAATGCGGGGCTGACCGGCGCGTTCGCGGTCTACAACCAGTCCGCGTCGGTCCTGGCGGGCGACCTGATCGGCGCGCAGCTCATCGTCGGCGCGGGCGGCTCGGTCGTCCCCGGCTGGGCGGGCTTCGGGATGTCGAGCCTGCCCGGCTCCAACGACCTCTGGGCGTCCACCGCTGGCGTCCCTGCCAGCACCACCGCATACTTCCAAATCTACGGCTACTCGTGGCAGGGCGTCGGGCCGGAGGCGAACGGCCAGATCAGCCACGGCTTCGGCGTCACCATCAGCGGGCTGACGACGTACATCAGCCAGAACCCGACGACCGTCGCCGCGACGCTGACGCTCCGCAAGAACGCCGCCAACGCCAACGGCCTCGTGGTGGTCGGCGCGGGCCTGACGGGCTGGTTCACGGACACTGGCCATCGCGACTTCTGCCTCTCCACCGATCTCGTGAACACCATGCTGGTGACCGGCGCGGGCGGGCTGATCGCGCCCTTGCTGATCGGCGTCACCGAGACCCCGGCGACGACCTCGGGCAACGCGCTGATGGCGGCGGCTCTCGGCGGTTACGCCACGCCGGTCCAGGGCACCTACGGGCCGTTCTTCGGCGCCTGCCAACTCAGCTCGAATGCCGCCGAGGGCTTCTTCCAGACCGCCATGCCGGTCGCTGGCGTGCTCTCGCGCTTCACGGTCGCGCAGGGGGCCTACTCGGGCGCGCTGACCTGTCAGCTTCGCAAGAACAACGCCAACGCGGCCGAGTCGTGGAACACCGGCAACCCGACGCTGACCTCGCCCAGCAGCGACAGCTTCGCGGTCGGCGATCTGATCGGCCTCAACTGGACGGCGGCCGGAGGCACGGTGCAGCGCGTCCAGGCGCAGCTCGCGACCACCGGCACCCACGGCGCGGTCTACGGCAGCACGAGCGGCGGCTCGGTCCTGAACGGCGTCGTCTACATGAGACTGTGGGGCTCGCTGGGCGGCGCGACCTCGCTCGCGCCCAGCCCCCAGGTGAAGGCGCTGACCGCTGGGATGGTGCAGCGCATGAGCGTCACCATCGGCAACAGCGCGACGACGGCGCTCTCGTCGGCGGCGTTCAACAAGAACGGGGCGGTCGCCAACCAGACCATCAGCATCGGCGCGGGGCTCACCGGCGTCTTCACCGACACCGCCAACCTCGACTGGCTGGCGGTGGGCGACCTCTACTGCCTGCAAGTCAACATCGGCGCGGGCGGTATGGGCATCCCGGCGGCCAGCGTCGGGTTCCTGAACCTCGACACGCCCTCGCACGACCTATGGGCGGTTACGGGCTCGGCGGTGGCGGCGGGCGGCATCGTCTACTACAGCCTCTACGGCAACCAAAGCGCCGCGGGCTCGGGCTCCGACGTGGCGGCGCGCATCGCGCACGGCTACCCCTGCTCGCTCTCGGGCATGACGATCTACGTCAGCGCCAACGCGACGACGGCGGCCACGGGCCTCTACTCGCGCAAGGAAGCCGTCATCTACGGCAACCAGCGCATCAACATCGGCGCGGGGCTCACCGGCTGGTTCCAGGACACCGTCAACAGCGACGGGCTCAGCGCCACCGATCTGGCGAACACCATCCTGATGGTCGGCGCAGGCGGCGCGCTGACATCGTACTTGATCGGCTTCAAGGAGACCGCCCCGGCCGTCTCGCCGCCGCTCGCGGGCTTCGCGCTGCAAGGCATGTCCAACCAGAACTTCAACTACGCGCCCAGCAGCGGCTACGTCATCCCGCTCTTCGGGCACGGCTACAACGCCTACCAGACCAGTGTGAACTGGCAGTACTCGCCGCCGATGCCGGTCAGCTTCCGCGCCAGCCTGCTGGCCGCGCCGAACTCGACGGGCACCTGGGGGATGGCAGGGCAGCAGAACATCGTCCCGGTGAACGCGCCGCTCGCCAACCAGACGACGCCGGTCGCCACGAACACGCTCGATCTGACGGCGGGCGACAACTTCGGCATCTCGCAGTCGAACTCGGGCGCTGCCGTGCCGCAAGTCCAGATGGCGATCCAGGGCTTCGGCAACTACGTCCAGGTCTACGGCGCGGCCGGGAGCCTCTCGCTGACGGCGGCGACCACCTACTACAGCGCGTTCAGCGGCGGGCTCGTCGGCCAGACGGCCGCCCCGGCTCTCACGGTCGATCAGCGGGTCGGCTCGCCTGGGGCGATGACGGGCCTGACGGTCACCATCGTCTCCAACGCCACGACCGCCGCCAGCACGGTCAACTTCTGGAAGAACGGCGCGGCTGGCACCCAGACCCTGACGGTGGGTGCGGGCCTGACCGGCAGCTTCCAAGCCACCTACCCCGGCGTCGATCTGGTGAGCGTCGGCGACACCTACTGCGCCCAGGTGGTGGTCGGCGCGGGCGGCGCGCTCGGGCTCTACTGCCTGCTGGTCGGCTTCGTGAACAACGCCGCGCCCTCGGGCGAGCTGTGGGAGAACTTCGGCGGCGGCAATACCGGGCAGTGGAACCTCTGCCCCTACGGCGCTGGCTACTTCTCCGGGACCGGGGCGGCCTCGATCCCGCTGAACTTCCCCGGCGTCTACTCCGGCCTGACAGCGAGCGTCAGCGCCAACGTCACCACGTCGGCCTCGACCATCACGATGTACAAGAACCTCGTCGGCGTCGCGAACGGGCTCGCGACCATCGGCGCGGGTCTGACCGGGTGGTTCACCGACACCACCAATAGGGATGTCGCCCATCCGCTCGACCCCTTCTGCACCCAACTGAACGTCGGCGCGGGCGGTGCGGGGGTGATCAACGTCCAGCGGATCGGCATCACGCTCAGCGCGCCCACCTACCCGGTCGGCAATACCCAGATCGCGATGGCGTACACGCCGGGCAGCTCGAACGTCGAGCAGGGCGTGGCGTCGTTCTGCTTCGTCGGTGCCTCGCTTCCGGCCGTGCAGGGCTTCAGCGGCCAACCCACGCAGCTTCCGGTCCCGTTCGCCTTCACTTGCTCGGGTCTCTCGGCGGCGCAGGGACCGCAGAGCGGCGTCTGGGCGGCGACCTTGCGGAAGAACGGCGTCAACGTCGGGCAGACCATCAGCCCGAGCAACCTGACCGACACCACGCACATCGACACCTTCGTGGCGGGCGACCTGATCGACCTCAACATGAACCCCGGCAACGGGGCCTACCTCACGTCGATCACCATGCAGATGCGGATCAACGGCTTCACGCACGGCGCGGTCTACGGCGCGACGGGGCCGGTGAGCTTGAGCATCACCAGCGCCGTGGGCTGGATCACCCGCCTGCACGGCAACCTGGACGGGGTCAGCACCGCCTACGGCAACGATGAGGCCAAGGCGGGCGTCGCCGGGACCACGCAGGGCCTCGCGATGGCGGTCATCAGCAGCACCACCAGCGTCGCCCAGGTGTTCTTCCTCGACATCAACGCGAGCAACTACACCCAGACCTTCACCGTGGGCGCGGGCCTGAGCGGCGTCTTCCGCGACACCACGCACACCGATCCGCTGCATGTCGGCGACCTCTACTGCCTGGGCTGCAACGTCGTGGCCGGGACCGGCTCGATCTACATCAGCGCGGCGATGGTCGGCTTCCTGAACCCGGTCTCGGCGGCGAACGATCTCTACGTCTCCATCTACGGGACGGTCGGCGCGGGGAGCGCGGCCTTCGCCGCGCCGTTCGGGGCCTGCTCGCTTTCCACCACCGAGCAGCCGGTGCAGCTCTCGTTCGGCTTCGCCTGCGTCCTCGCGAACCTCGCCATCTACGTCAGCGCGAACGCCGCCACGACCACTTGCTCGGCGGCCTCGCGCGTCAACGGCGCGACCGGCCAGCAACTGGCGATGATCGGAACGGGGCTGACCGGCTGGTTCACCGACAAGGTCAACTACGACAGCTACGCGCCCACGGACTACGCCGACACGCTGGTGATGAACGGCGGCGGCGGCGGCATGACCCCGGCGATGATCGGCTACGTGCAGAAGGCCCCGCAGCCCTACGTCGGCACCCTGGCTGTGAGCGAGGCGGGCGCTGCGGCCGAGACCACGAACCGGGTCGCCAACCTGCTGGCCCCGATCAGCGAGTTCGGCGTGGCGAGCGACACCGAGGACGGCCACACCTTCATCCCGCAGACGGTCGGCGAGGCTGGCGCGGCGACCGACACGATGGATGTCGGCGCGTACTACCCGCGCGTCGTCAACGAGGTCGGCGCGGCGCTCGACCGGCCAGACCTGATGAACCACCTCGCCCTGGTGATCACCGAGACCAACCCGCCCGCCCAGGAGACGGTGGACGCCCGCTTCGCGCCGCTGCGCGCCAGCGTCGCCGAGGTCGGCGGGGCCACCGACCTGACCGACATCCAGGCGCAGTTCGCCGACGCCGTGGTCGAGGCCGGCGCCGGGGCCATCGAGACGATGACGATCTACCCGGTCATTCCGGTGACGGTCGCCGAGACCGGCAACGCGCAGGACACCATCGACGCCTACTACCGCCTCTTCGGACAGGTCAGCGAGACGGGCGCTGCGGCGGACCTCACCGACGCCCTGGTCGCCTCCTGGAACGTGATCGCCGAAGCTGGCGCAGCGCTCGATCAGCCGGACGGCGTCATGGCGATGTTCGGCGTCAAGATCGCCACCGGCGGCAACGCGCAGGACGCCCAGGACACCACCGCGAGCTTCACGCGCGCGATCATGGAGACCGTCAGCGCCACCGACTTCCCGGCCGCCGCCATCCAGGCCACGGTGACCATCGCCGAGAGCGGCAGTGCGACCGACTACCCGTCGCTGGCGGGCTTCCACATCGTGGGCATCATCGAGGCGGGCAACGCCCAGGACCAGTTGGTGGACGCCTCGCTGATCATCGTGGGCGTGATCGCCGAAGCGGGCGCGGCGGCTGACGTGGTCGATGCCCCCGCCGCCTTCCTGGGCGTTGCCATCCGCGAGACCGGCGCGGCGGCCGACAGTCCCGACATGACCGTGCCGACCTACCGGGTCCAGGTCACCGAGATCGGCAGCGCCGCCGATATCACGAACTCGCTGCGGACCCTGCTGGGCGTGATCGCCGAGCAGGGCGTCGCCGTCGATGCGCCGGATGCGCGCCACGCGCTCTTGGCCGTCATCCAGGAGATCGGCCATGCGCTCGACCAGACCTTCCCGCTGGGCTTCAAGGCCTACGCCCAGGTGCTGACGATGACCGCCAGGATCATCCATGCCCCGCCGCCGCCCTGACTATCTCGCCCGCGTCCGCAAGCAGGAGAACTTCGAGGGCCGCCGCCTGCGGAAGATCAGCAGCCACGTCGGCGAGCTGATCAAGGGCTGGGCGCAGGAGCACGGTGACGAGGTGCTCGACCCGGCGAAGCTGCCGCAGCTCAGGGAGCAGCTCGAAGCCTACGAGAAGGCGATTACGCCGTGGGCCGACGCGACAGCCAAGCGGATGGCCAGGGAGGTGGCGGGCAAGGAGCGCCGCGCCTGGATGCAGCACGCCAGCGAGCTGAGCGAGGGCCTGATGCGGACGCTCAGGGTCGCCCCGGAGGGGGTGACGTTCAACGCGCTGATCCGCGAGCAGGCGGACGCGATCAAGTCGATCCCGAAGCGAGCGGCGCTCAGGGTCTACGGGCTCGTGCAGGCGGGGCTCGCCGACTCCCAGCGCTCGCCGGAGTACATCGATGAGATCATGCGCTCGGGCGAGGTCTCCAAGGCGCACGCCACGATGCTGGCCAGGACGATGGTCTCCTCGACGGCGACGAGCCTGATCCAGGCGCGCGCGCTGCATGCTGGCTCCGAGGCGTATGTGTGGGAAACCGCGATGGATGCGGCGGTGCGGCCGGAGCACCGGGCGATGCAGGGGAAGATCGTGCGCTGGGACGATCCGCCGACGATCCAGAACTACACCGCGCACGCGGGCCAGTTCGCCAACTGCCGCTGCTACCCCCGGCCTGTGTGGCCTGACCTTGGCTAGCGCGTGGTCTTCGGATAGAGGCGCGCGATCATGGCGCGGATGATGGATCGCGCGAGCGACTTCTACACGACCGACGCGGTCGGCCGAACGCAGGAGATGACCCCCGAAGGGTTCCTCGTCTGCCGCGACGTGCCCGTGGCCAGGACCGGCTCGATGTTCTACGCGCCGGGCGAGCTTCAGGACGACCAGGGCAACTACCTGACGCCTGGGCCGGACGGGATCATCACCGCGTACCGCGACGCCGACGAGGTGTTCCGCCCAGAGACCATCGCCAGCCTGAACGGCAAGTCCATCGTGGACGACCATCCCGAAGAGGATGTGAACCCGGAAAACTGGGGCGACCACACGGTCGGGGTCGTCCTAAACCCTCGCCGGGGCGAGGGGCCGATGGATCAGATGCTCCTCGCCGATTTCTTGGTCACCAAAAAGACCGGGATCGACGCGGTGCGGCGGGGCAAGAAGGAAGTGAGCTGTGGCTATGACGCGAGCTACGAGCAGACCGAACCGGGTCAGGCGCGTCAGCGGAACATCATCTACAATCACGTCGCTCTGGTTGATCACGGGCGGTGTGGTCCCAGGTGCGCCATAGGAGATTCCGACATGTCGCGCGGACGGAACGAGAGCTTCAGCGACCGGATCATGCGGATGGTGCGGGCGCGCGACGAGGATGGCGTCGAGGATGCGCTGCGGACGCTGGACCCGAATGGCGGCGAGGGCGGCGGCGGGCCGGAGCCGGAGGACACCGACCAGCACATCCACATCCACCTCCCTGGCGGCGGCGGTGCCCCGGCAGGCGCTGGCGGCGGCGGCGAGGGGCCTCCTGGCGCGGCCGGGCCGACCGAGAGCCAGGATCAGCCAACCGGCGAGGGCCACGAGGACACGCCGCCCTGGTTCCAGCAGCACGTCCAGCAGAACAACGCGCGCTTCGACAAGGTCGAGGCGGCGCTGGCGAAGCTCGGTGGCGGGGCCGGTGCGGGGGGCGGCAACGGCGAGCACGACGAGGGCGGCGCGGTGCAGCAGCAGCAAGTCGATCCCGCCGAGCTTCAGAAGGAGCCGGACGGCACGCCCGCCAAGGACAACGAGCCGAACGAAGCCGAGCTGACCGAGCCCGACCAGGGCGGCGAGGAAGGGCGCAAGGAGCCGAAGGACACCACCGACGCGCTCGGCAAGGGTCCGTTCGGGACGAAGGCGCAGAAGGACGTGAGCCTGGGCAAGGGTCCGTTCGGCGCGAAGGTGGCGGACTCGGCGACCCTGATGGCCGACTTCCAAGACACCATCGCCAAGGCCGAGATCATCTGCCCCGGCACCCGGATGCCGACCTACGACGCGGCCGAGCCGGCGAAGGCGACGTGCCTGCTCCGGCGCCGGGTGCTGGCCAAGGCGCTCCGCACCGACGACGACAAGTCGGAGATCGTGAGACGGGTGATGGGCGACACGCCCAACCTCGTCGGCATGACGTGCGACGCGGTGGCGACCGCCTTCAACGCCGTGGCGGCGATGTCGGCGATGCGGAACAATGGCGTGATCTCCGGCGCCGCCACCTATGATCGCCTGCCCCGGCCGGGCGACAGGGGGCCGCCGAGCAACGCGGAGCTGAACAAGCGCCATCGCGAGTTCTGGAAAGACCGGGTGTAGGAGACCGTCATGCCCCAACTTGGCAACGCCTTCATGTTCCGGATGCCCGCAGGCATCCCCGGCGGGATCAACCGTCCGGACCAAGCGACCATCGAGCCGGTCGCGCTCAACCCGGCCAACCCGTTCACGGCCTACGGCAGGTTCGGCAAGACCGTGGCGGGTCTCTTCGTGCCGCTGGCGGGCGGCGACACCGTCGCGCTGATCACCGGCCTCTTGGTCCGGCCGTACCCGATCCAGTCGAGTTCCTGGCCTGGGGCGGCGTTCCTCACCGGCGCCCCCATGACCCAGTTCGGCTCCATCGGCGACCGGGCGCGGCGCGGCTACTTCACGGTCCAGATGGGCTACGGCACGGCGACCAAGGACGCGCCGGTCTGGGTCTGCCTGACCGCGACCGCAGGCTCGGCGGTCGGCGACATCGGCGATGCGTCCATCGCGGCCAACGGCGCGGCGGTGCCGAACTGCTACTTCACC